GCCGTCTACGTGCTTTGTCGACGGTTGTTCGCGCTGGTGCAGGTGAGTTTCTCAACTACATCTTTGCGATTTCACCCACCCTCAAAGATATGCACAAATTTCTTGAAGCTGTGCATAAAATTGACGGTGTTATCGACCAGTTCGAACGTGATTCTGGTCGAGTTGTTAGAAGGGAGTTTCATTTCCCCAAGGAAACAACTGTTACGGAAGATGTATTGTTTCATACATACTCGCCGGCTGGGATGTTTCTTAAACAACCCACTCCGTTCGTGTATAATATGTTCAATACATTTAACCATAACAGTCTCCCGGCGTATGAGACCATTCGTACCCGAACCGTTGAACGTGACGTATGGTTCAGCGGAGCCTTTACCTATCATCTACCTACGTGGTATGACACCCACGATAAGGCTGATAGAAAGAGGCTTATGGCGCAGCTCTTCGGAGCTAAGCCAGATTTGGGTACTCTATGGCAGCTTACACCATGGAGCTGGGCCGTAGATTGGGTGAGCAATGCAGGCAATTTCATGAAAAACCTGAATGATCACTTTCTCTACGGCACGGTTATGCGCTATGGCTATGTGATGGAAACTACAACCGTCACAGATGTCTATAGCGCCGGGGCTCGAGTTGGTCTAAATGATCCAGCTCAATCGGGGGGCTTTAATCCCCCGTACCCCGCTGTTATCCCCGTTGTTCTTCGCACAACTGTGAAGAAGAGGATACAGGCTAACCCCTTTGGTTTTGGCCTGACCTGGGATGGATTGTCGTCCACCCAGAAGGCCATAGCGGCGGCTCTTGGTATTACCAGAGTCGTCAAGTAGGTCCACTGCACACCAACGCAAAAGGAGCACGTCGATGTTCACAGACCCAATTACCCTCACCCCCGGTGCGGCGTTCGATGCTGGTGCCGTCACATTGCCCCGCGTTTCTCAGCAGGGCGCTGTTTCGGTTTACCAGGCCGGACCTCTCACCGTGGCTGCTGGTAGTCTCCTGAAGGTCACTACCTCCCATCAATACGGGAGGCGGACCCGCAGGGTTCTTCGCTGTGATTACAGCGACAACGCAGGTTCAACCCTGATTGCAGGAACGACCGCGCCTCGTAGCATGTCTTGCTACGTGGTCTTCGATCTTCCTGCCGCAGGTTTGTTTACTGCGACGGATCAGCTGTCGCTCTTCAACGGCCTTAAGGGCACGTGGAGCGCGACTACCGACACGATCATGAAAAAGGTACTTGCTGGCGAGAGCTAGCAGTTACCATTCATGATCCTCTCGTGTTCTGATCAGAGTGTGACTTCGGCTTAGGACGTTTTCCTCTATTAGGAGGTTTCGTGAAAAGCCTAACGATGCTCTGGAAACACGTGGCCGACACATTGGCTACGTGGTGCTGCACTAGCGCCCACCGCGACTTTAAAACAGTCGTGGATCGGTCAAATTATGAAGGGATATCTTTTCTTACGATATCCCTCCCTAACTTCGCAAAAGACTTTGAACTTTGTCTGGAGCGAGGTTATGTGGACAACTCCGTTTTTCTTTCTTTTAAGAAGAACGGGAGTCTCCCGGCATTTTTGTCGGGTTTCTCTTGTCTCATTTTTGACCGTAGCACTGGTGTTCTAGTCGATAAACCCTCAGTTAATGCGATTCAAGCTATTCGACAGCTGACGCTGATCTTTAGCAAGATTCTCATTGACTGTAAGCAGCATCGTGTTGATGCTGCTTTTAAAGGATTTATCGATTGTGAGCAGGAAGTTGAAGACAAGCAGTCCTTTAGAACTTCAGAGTTCCGTAGGATTGCTTCTCTCTTATTTGGAACAGCTTTTTCCAGAATGGACAGCGATGTCTACTATGGAAGGCTGCGTCCGAAACATGGCCCTGGTGCGACTGCTGATTCCCTTTATGGGAATCAAAAGTTCAACCAGATTTCATGGCCATGTCGCCTCGAAACCTACTTTCCATATGGAGAGATGGTTTTGCCGAACTGGTCCCACTGGGAGCAGCTCGAAGAGGTCAACTTCCTTGAACCCGGTTCTGAGATACCTGTTAGAGTTATCTCAGTCCCTAAAACGATGAAGACACCCCGAATTATTGCGATAGAACCAACTGCTATGCAGTATGCACAGCAGGCGGTCCTACGCAGTTTTCGAGAGTCTATCAAGCATACATACCTTGATAGATTTATCGGTCTTGATGACCAAACGCCTAACCAGCGAATGGCTCAGCAAGGATCACTTCTTGGTGATCTTGCTACACTCGATCTGAGTGAAGCTTCCGATAGAGTCTCTCATAAGATCGTTTCTACCCTGCTTTCATCGCATCGTCATCTTCATGACGCTGTTATGGCTTGCAGAAGTAGAACCGCTCTTCTACCTGGAGGTGAGGTTTTAACTCTCTCCAAGTTTGCGTCTATGGGTTCAGCCCTGTGCTTTCCAATGGAGGCCGCCGTCTTTTTGGTGGCAATCTTCGTTGGAATTGAACAGGACTTAGGACACCATATAACCGAGAAGGACATTAAGTCCTATCTCGGTCGGGTGCGTGTCTTCGGGGATGATATTATTATCCCCGTTGATCATGTGCGTTCCGTGATTTCATCTCTTGAGTACTTCGGTCTCAAGGTGAACAATCACAAGTCTTTTTGGAATGGCAAATTCCGAGAGTCTTGTGGGAGGGAGTATTATGACGGCACGGATGTTTCAATCGTCCGTTGTCGTCGTACTCTTCCCTCATCACGGAAGGACGTGCAGGAGATCATTTCAGCTGTC